CGGCACAGTCAAAGAACCTCTCACGCTGTTTTTGAAAATCCGCGCAAAGTAATCAGATGCTTTGCAATCAATGCGGTGCGGAGAGCCGCGTTCTAGAAACACGGCTCAACAAAAAGCAGTTCGCCTGCATACGCAAGAGGCAATGCGAACACTGTGGCCACAAGTTCAACACTGTGGAAACTTACACCTCGTCTTTCCACGTCGACACAAACAAACTTTCTGCTTTTGCTGCCGCTGCAAGGAAAAGGATTGTTCTTCGTGCCCGTGACATTGACATTGCGACAAACTTACATCTTGGATGGAAGCTGTTTGTCGAAAAGTACAATCTAACAAAATCTGCGGTATACTATGCAGCGAAGTCAGGACGAACACACATTCGAAAGATAAAGAAATGACTGTTGAAAAGTCAGGCGGACCAGTTTCATATTACCTTGTTCAAGTTGACAAACCAAATCAAGGAACGTTTCCCTACCAAGCCGAATGCGGCGACATCATTGAAGCACTTGGTATGGACTTCAATGAGGGTTGCGAGTTCAAAGCTATTTGGCGGACTGCTGCTGCAAGAACTCTTGGCAAGCAAAAAGACGGCCTGACGACTGTTTACGATGCGGAAAAACGTGTCTTTTACGCCAAGCGATCTTTGGCTCTTTTGTTGCCTCCAAAATGACAACCTTCCAACAAGGCAGTCTTGTTTGGGTTAACAACAAGATGCAGCCAAACTACACATATGAGCTGGCCGCACCAATGGGGGAGAAAACTCAATTCTTTTCCCCTCTTCTTACGCCAAAGGAAATGCTAGCCGCTGGTGTTTTCAATGGTCACTACATGACTGACTGCAGAGCCGAATACCCTGCAGATTGGTTTGAGAATGCAAAGTTTTGGCCTATACCCGATAAGTCGGTTAACTTCTTTGGCGCAAAGTCTGGTGATTCTTTAGCGTATTGGCGAGCACGAGGATGGATTTATAAAGACGACCCTCGCGGATGGTTTGAATGGTACTGCCGCTATTACTTGGGGCGTAGATGCGTTGACGATATCAGACAAATGTCGCGGTGGAGATTGTTTGCTCCTCGGCATGCTGGTATGCTTATGAAGTTTGGCGAAGGTGACAAGCGAAAGCGTGCAGCCACACGTCAGTCCCTATTGCATTGGGCTCACGATCCACTTCCGGACGTACCTTTTCGGGAAGGTGAAACTGTCTATCAGAAAATGCTTCGTTGCGTCTAGTTGCTTTGTTGTATACTAAACGCACTTAACCACTGGAGCATCAGATGTATTTTATCTTCACGGCGGATCTTGACAAGCGCAAAAAGCGCCTCTTGAATGAAGCTGAGCACAATTTGCTTGACGCTGAAAAGGGTCTTGAAGACGCAACAGCGATCCGTGAAATGTGCAAGAAGCGAGTGCTTCGCTTGCAGAAAGAAGTCGAGCAGGTAATTGCCAAAGAGCAAGCTGCAATCGAGCAAAAGCGTTCCCGTTCCGAAAAAGAAAGCCTTCCTCAAATCCCGGGTTTGTCATGAAAACAATTGTTACTTTGGAATTCAGCCTCGAAACACCAATCGAGAACATTGCCGACAAGATTGCTAATCGGCTTTCGACGATGCAAGGTGTTGACAACATGCAGCCAATCAAGGCCACTCTTGTTGAAGGTGTCGAGGGTGCTTACCAGTACCACGCAGCACACATCAAGACTGAAAAAGACTCACCCTGGGCCAGCGAAGCTGCTACTGTGGCAAAGAGGGCAATTTGTGATTAACATTCGAAACAAAGGTGCGAACGGCGAAAGAGAAATTGCCTACGCCTTGAATGTTCAAGTGTACCTTGCTTATCAAGAGCTCGGTATTCAAATGCCTTCCACAACTGTTGTCCAACGAAATCAGAACCAGAGTGCAGTCGGTGGGCAGGATTTGGTTGGCACTTATGGTTTTGCAATTGAGGTGAAACGGCAAGAACAGTTGTCGATCAACACATGGTGGAAGCAGTGTGTTATATCAGCACGCAACCTTGACGAAGTTCCAGTTCTTCTTTTTCGACAAAACAAGTCCCCATGGCGATGCATTTTGGAGTCAAATGTGTCGGTTGGAATTGGATCCTCAATCGTAGTCCGTAGTGAAATCTCTTACGACGATTTCAAAACTGTGTTCCGTGAAAAGGTAAAGCGGTCTCTTGCTGGTTTGCCGAAAACTCGGGAAGTACACGATACAGGGCTTTTCCCAACGGCTTAGACGATATCCGGTTTTACTATGTGTCGCATAATCCCGTGCGTAACACTGGAGAAACCAATGAACCTATCGTCTCCGATGCCGCTGGCGACAGTCAATGATGAAATCCTTACTCCAGCTCTCTTTTTTCTTGGCGCAAAATACGATTCGTTTGAAGCGAGGTTGTTCCTTCTGACTGTTGGTCAACAGGAGTCCCGCTTTATGTATCGTCGCCAAATGAACAATGGGCCTGCGACTGGCTTTTGGCAGTTCGAACGCGGCGGCGGTGTTCGTGGCGTCTTGAACCATCACTCCACAGCTGACACAATGCTTGAAGTGTGTGAGCATTTTTCAGTTCCTTCCACTTCACAAGCTGTTTGGGAAGCGTTGGAAGAAAACGATCTGCTGGCCGCTTGCGTTGCTCGTTTGCTTGCCTACACAAGTCCGCAACTGTTCCCCGAGCGCAATGATCCTGTCGGCTATTGGGAAATGTACCTCGACACATGGCGTCCTGGAAAACCGCACGAGCGAACCTGGGCGGATTATTTCCAGAACTCACTTGCGGTGTTGAACCGGAGTAGCTAAGAATGGCTGCACTCGAGACTCCTTTTGACGCTAGCCAGTATCCGGCATCCGAACACGTTACGGACACGGCAGCAGAGTACAACTTTCGTGAGCGGTCACTTCGTGATCTTTTTGTTGCCGAATACCTTATTGATTTCGATCAGGTAAAGGCTGCCCAGCGTTGCGGATTTCAATTCCAGTTTGCTATCGAGTTTGCCCGCAAGTTCATGGACGAGCCCTACGTCCAACAGCAAATCAAACGGGTGAAGCTTGGGCAAGACCAGCCAGTTGACGAAAAAGAAGAAGAGAAACTCAACAAGAAACGCATCTTCGCAACGCTGTTTCAAGAAGCGCATTATCACGGACCCGGAAGTAGCCATGCGGCTCGTGTTTCGGCACTTGGAAAGCTGGCAGCAATGTACGGCATGGAAGCAGCGAAAAAGACCGAAGCTACGGTCACACACAAAGGCGGGGTCATGGCGGTTCCTGGGATTGCTAGTCTTGACGACTGGGAAGCAACAGCATCAGCTAGCCAAGACCAGTTGATTGCTCATGCTGCTAAGTCAGGACAAAAATAAAATCGTCTGGTCTCCATTGCCTGGGTCACAGACCCTTGCAATGTCGTGTCCTGCGCAGATCATTCTCTTTCACGGTAGCCGCGGACCAGGAAAGACAGACGCGCAGCTTATGCGCTTTCGTCGATGGGTCGGTCAGGGATTTGGTCGGCACTGGCGCGGAGTTATTTTTGACCGTGAATATAAAAACTTGGATGACTTGGTCGCCAAGTCTATGCGCTGGTTTCCTGAGTTCAAGGACGGCGTAAGATTTCTTAGCTCGAAGTCCGATTACAAATGGGTGTGGCCAACAGGTGAGGAGCTTATGTTCCGCGCTGTTCGCCGGGATCAGGACTATTGGGCATATCACGGTCAAGAGTTCCCTTTTATTGGTTGGAACGAGCTCACAAAGTATCCGACAGAATCATTGTTCGAAATGATGATGTCTTGCAATCGAAGTTCATACCGACCGCAAGACTTTCCGATAATTGATAATGAAACTGGAGAGGTTTCGTTCACACTAGAGATCCCGCTGGAAGTGTTTGCTACGACTAATCCATTTGGCGCTGGCCACAATTGGGTCAAGAAGCGTTTTATTAACAAAGCCCCAATGGGCAGGATTGTTCGAAAGACCGTAAACGTATTTAATCCACAGACACGGGAGCGGGAAGACGTTATAACCACACAGACGCACATATTTGGCTCCTATATGGAGAACAAGTATCTGAGCCCGAAATACATTGCAGAACTGGCGTCAATGAAAGACGTTAACAAACAGAAAGCATGGCTTGGCGGTTCTTGGGATGTTGTCAGCGGCGGTATGTTCGACGATGTGTGGAATAGTATGTACCATGTCATCGAGCCCTTCCCAATTCCATTCAATTGGAGAATAGATCGGTCTTTCGATTGGGGTTCAAGTAAGCCGTTCAGTGTTGGCTGGTGGGCTATTAGTGATGGCAGTGACTACCTTGATGCTAATGGGAAGTTGCGATCAAGCGTTCGAGGGGATCATTTCCGGATTGCTGAATGGTATGGCACAACTGGAAAGCCAAATCAAGGACTTCAACTTCTTGCTAGCCAAATTGCCGCTGGAATAGTTGAGCGAGAGATTGCAATGGGCTATTACGGGCGCGTCCAACCAGGGCCAGCCGACGGAAGTATCTTTGATGTAATGAACGGCAATAGTATAGCCGCTGACATGGCAAAGCAAATACGGCTTCAAAATGGGAAAGTGTACAATGGGGTCCAATGGGGTCGGGCTGATAAAAGTGCAGGTTCACGTGTACATGGATGGGAAAAATGCAGGACGTATTTGAGGAATGCAATTCCTTCTGAAACTGGTGTTCGTGAAGAACCTGGACTTTTTGCTTTCAACACCTGTACAAACTATATCGACTTGTTTCCAATTCTGCCGCGCGATGAAGTTTACACTGACGATGTCGACACTGATGCGGAAGACCACATTGGCGACGAAGTTCGATATGAAATTCTTGGTAGTGGGAAAGGCGCTGTAGGAGGCGCAACAAAGGGGACCTAAATGGCTGTCAATTCTACTCACCCTCTTTACGCAGATCTTCTTCCCGTCTGGCAGGTGCTGCGGGATTGCTATGTTGGCGAACGCGCAATCAAGACGAAGACGCACATTTACCTGAAGCCAACCCCTGGCATGGTTCTCGACGGTTACTATACCGGGAACCAGGACGCTCTTGCTGCCTATGACGGCTACATGTCGAGGGCGAACTTTCCGGACTTCTTTACGATTGGAGTCCAAACTCTTGTTGGCATCTTGAACAGCAAGGAACCAGAAATCGAATTGCCGCCACAACTTGAATACTTGCGCAAGGAAGCAACCCTGACGAAAGAAGGTTTGCCAGCTGTCCTTCGCAAGATTCAAGAGGAGCAATTGGTAAGCGGACGTGTTGGTTTGCTAGCCGACCTGCCTGTGAACCCTGACCAGCTTGCACCGAAGCAATATATTTCACTGTGGCAAGCAGAAAAGATTCTCAATTGGGACGATGGGAGCTTTAACCAAGGCTTCAATAAACTGAACCTCGTTGTTCTTGACGAGTCTGGGCAATCCCGCGTTAGTGAATTTGAATGGCACGAAGTCAAAAAGTATCGGGTTCTGTCTCTTGGTGCAGTTGGGCCAAACGAACCGATGGGGACTTACCGTTCCGGAACCTCAAGCGAAACAGCTTCCGAAGCTGTTGCATTTACCAATCCCACGCTCAAGGGTCAGACGCTGGACGAAATCCCGTTTGTGTTCTGCGGCCCGAAAGACATTGCCATTGATCCGGACTCATCTCCGCTGGAAAGCTTGGCAAATCTTTGCTTGTCGATTTACAGGCTTGATGCAGACTATCGCCATTGCCTGTTTATGCAAGGACAGGATACGCTTGTCGTGATTGGCGGGGTATCAAAGAATGCAGAGGGCGAAGCATTGCGTGTTGGCGCAGGCGCCCGTATTGACGTCGATGTTGGCGGAGACGCAAAATACATTGGCGTGGAGTCGCAAGGGCTCAGCGAGTTGCGACAGGCTTTGGATACTGACAAACAGCTTGCTGCTGTTCGAACTGGTCAGCTTTTGCAGCCTGGCAAGATGTCGATGGAAAGCGGTGAGGCACTGAAGACTCGCGTTGCGGGCCAGACAGCAACCCTTACCAGTATTGCCATAACGAGTGCGAGCGCGCTCGAGCAATTGCTGCGAGTCATGGCAGTGTGGCAAGGAGGGGACCCGTCGTTGGTGAAAGTGAAGCCGAATTTGGAATTTACCAATGTATCGGTCAAGGGTCAAGACCTTGTTCAGATTCAAACTGCGCGATCGATTGGCTTCCCATTGTCTGCTGAATCCGTTCATCAGCTTGCAGTTGAGCATGGGCTGACAACAAAGACTTATGATGAAGAGTTGGCATTGATTAAGAAAGAAGATCCAATTCTTCGCGAGCGAGCTGCGGAAGTTGCAGCGTCTGGAAAGAGTCTTACTGGAAACAATCCACAAGCAGCGGCAGGCGGGCCTGCTAAGTCTGTGAAGGGCGAAGGCGCAAAGTCTAACGCCCAAACCTAATTCAGGCGATGGTGCCTGATGTTACGCTGCATGGCAGCAAAGGAAGAAGAAATGGCAATGAAGGCGGTAATTGAACGGGAAGAGGATGTTCCCGAAGAGATGAAGGGCGAGTACAAGAAATCGAAGGTTGGCGACAAGGAAGTCTTTGTCCTCGACATCGACGGTTTCACTTTGCACCCTTCGGCCAAGAAGCTGGTTGATGAAGCTGCGTCGACCCGCATCAAGCTCAAGACGGTTTCCACTGCACTTGAGTCGTTTGGCGATTTGAAGCCTGACGACGTGCGTGCGCAGTTGGAACGCATTCCTGAATTGGAAGCAGCGGCTGAAGGCAAGCTGGACGAAGCCAAGATTGGCACCATTGTCGAGTCCCGTGTGAAGGCTCGTGTTGCACCAATCGAACGCGAGCGCGACCAACTGAAAGTGAAGGTTGGCGAGCAGGCAACTGTCATCACTACTTTCCAGCAGAAGGAAGTGACCCGGACGATCCGCGACTCTATCACTTCTGCTGCCCGCAAAGCGAAGGTTGTTGATACCGCAGTCGAAGATGCAATCATTCTTGCTGAGCGTGTTTTCCAGGTCGGCGATGACGGTACTGTGGTCACGAAAGACAATGTCGGTGTCACGCCAGGGATTACTCCTGAATACTGGCTGCAAGACATGCAGGAAAAGCGGCCACACTGGTTTGGCATCTCGTCCGGCGGCGGTGCAGGCCCTGGTCGGCAAACTCCTTCTTTCGGGGAAAACCCTTTCAGCCACGAACACTGGAACTTGACTGCCCAAGGCAAAATGGTGCGGGAGAACCGTGCGCAGGCGGAGAAGGCTGCAAAGGCTGCTGGCACGTCGATCGGTGGAGCAAAGCCCCCCGCGAAAAAGTAGGATACAGTTCGTATCCGATTCCCCACTGGTGTTATTATTTGCGCCAGTGGGGAACCATGCGGTTCTTCTCACAAAAGCGAAAACCTGCCAGGTGGCGAGGTGATCGAGCTGGTCTCTTTCTATCAACGCCATTTACAGGAGAATCCACATGGCTGCTGGAACCGTTCAACTGGCGGACGTCATTGTCCCCGAAGTCTTCACTCCCTACGTGCAACAGTACACGCAGGAGAAGTCCCGCCTCATTCAGTCCGGCCTTGTTGCCGCGTCCCCGTTCCTCAACACGTTCCTCGCTGGTCCCGGCCTGACGATCAACGTGCCGTCGTTCAAGGACCTGGACAACGACGCTGAAAACGTTTCGTCCGACCAGGCTTCGGACAGCTCCCCGAACAAGATCGGCACCTCGCAAGAGATTGCTGTTCGCCTGTCCCGCAACAACAGCTGGGCGTCTTACGATCTGGTGGAAGCACTGATCGCC